AGATGATGGTGCAATTTCTTTCCTCGTTACCGCAGGAACAACTGACTGGTTTATGGATGATAAAATCGTTTTCACTGTTGCAAATAATGTCGCCGGTATGAAAGACGCTGCTGAGATCCGGGATATCAACTTTCATATACATTCGAAAGTCGACGATGTTAAAGTAGGTTATGATGCAGGCAAGGATCAAGTTAGCGTCATACAGGTTGATTAAAGAATGAAAACGGAAATAATATTTTTGGCGGTCTATGCAACGTGCTATATCGCTGTCTGGATAATTCCTTATTGGAGGTCTGTGCGATGTCGAAAAGAACGTATTCAATAATTATGCTGTTCTCAATTTTGATGATGCTATTTCCAATTTTAATGATTGGATGCTTGGCTTATGAGGCTGAAGACGGAACAACGAAATATCAATTGCTTCCAGGAATGGATAATAAGATCGAAGAAGGAGGAGAAGGAGCACTTAATTTGTTAACTCTCCTTTCTCCGCTCCTCGGTCCTGCGGGTGGAATAGCAGTAGGAGCCGTCGCAACGGGATTAACTATCTTCAAGAAAGTAAAACCAAAATTGACAGAGGCTCAAAGTAAATATAAGCTATCTAATACCGTCGCAGGAATTGCTGTCGAAGCTATAGAACAAATTAAGATAGATAATCCAAAATTATGGATTTCGATGGCCGAGAAATTACAAAAGGAATGCGGTGAGTGCGGAATTGATACAAGGATTGTAAAGAACTTTATTCGCGGTCTACGAGGATTACCAGCAAAAACCTAAAAGATGCTTTTCATCTTTCTCCCACTCCCTCAGTGTGAGCTGCGGCTGACGAGGGAGTGCAATTATAAGATAAGATATAAAATGGAAAGAGCAGTATATATCTCCGAATTTCAAGATGTTGAAAAGGCTATTGTTTTTGCGAAAAAATATTGGCCGGATCAAGCTTTAGATGCTATAGAATCAATGAGGGAGATCAATACTGAATTAGATGCAGATAAAAGATGGCTTGTTATGATTGGCATTTGCGATATTTGTGGTGCAGAAGAACTTAACTTTGCTCCAGCTTGTATTTTTGAAGATGGAATATCCGATATAGAGTGTTTTAACTGCGGAAATATGAGTGTCTATCCGAAAGAACAAGAAGATGAGATCTAAGATCATAAACTTTATTTATTGGATCGCTGTTGTTGTTGTAATGGGATTGATTCTTAGTTCGTGCAACTCTGGTCAATGGTTGGTTCAATCTTATCGAGAAGTTTTGCCAACAGTAGTATTAGTAAGAGGGGATAGAATAGATGATTCGACAAATGAGATCTGTAATGTAGGAACTGGTTTCTTTATTGCTCCCAAATACGTTCTTACGGTAGATCACGTTGCAAATATAATTGCCGAAGGCACTATAGAGCTTCAACTTTTGAATGGACAGCTAATTCCAGCAAAGAAAATAGCTGTTGATAGATTCAACGATTTGGCTCTTTTACAAATTGATCCCAACGATGTTAAGACTATTAAAATTTCTAAATTAAATCTTAACACTTATCCGCAAGTTGGCGAGACGGTTTTTATAATCGGTTCACCTAATTCGTTCTATGGTACATTGACAAAAGGTATCCTTTCAAGAGGTACATTAAAAAGAAATGCTTTTAATTGGTATTGGGATTGTGAAGTTTATTTTACAGATGCGATTACTGAAGCCGGAAATTCAGGGAGTCCCGTTTTCAATGTAAGATCTGAGATCGTAGGAATTGTAACGGGATACTACGCAAAATTTTCAGTAGTGATTCCTTCATATAGTATTCGTGCTTTTTTGAAAGAGCATAATAGCTATTAGAATCCGCAACGCAGATGGAGAATTTGTAGTTGAGAGAAGAGTCGAATGGCTAATGAGAATGAGATAGCGATTCCGTGTGTTGGTTATAATGAGATGTCTGAAGATTGGGAGCTGCTTCACGACCTTCTCGGTGGAACTAAAGCTATGCGTGATGCTGGAGAGAAGTGGCTTCCAAAAGAGCCGAGAGAAGAAGGATATTTTCAACGATTAAATCGGTCTATACTATATAATGCGTATAGGGACACTTTGAATAAACTTGCAAATAGACCATTCGCTCATCCTATTTCGTTTACAGATTTACCAGAGCAATTAGAATACTTGAAAGAGGATGTAGATGCAACTGGTAAGTCTTTTGAGACTTTTGCAAAAGAAGTTTTAACTGATTTGATAAATTATGGTATTGCTCATATTTTCGTTGATCATAGCGAGCTATCAGAAATTGCAGATGGTGCAACTCTTACAAAAGCAGATGAAGAGAGGTTGGGAGCAAGAGTTCTTCTAAATATTATTCATCCTCCTAATCTTATTGGTTGGCAAACAGAGATAGTCAATAAACGAATAAAGCTAACACAAATAAGAGTGAAAGAAATTATAACGGAATCGACAGGAAAATATGGTGATATAGACATAAATTATGTAAAGCTCTATACTGAAACTGGTTGGGAAATTTATAAAGAAGTAAAACCTGAAAATGACAAAGAAGAAATAACGTGGACTCTTATAGATTCAGGGGAACATACATTCGGTAGAATTTCTTTGATAACTATTTATGCTAATAGAACTGGTTTTATGATGGCAGAGCCTGCGTTGATGGATTTAGCTTGGCTCAATCTTGCTCATTGGCAATCTTATTCAGATCAAAGACATATTTTACGAATTTCACGATTTGGACTTCTTTTTGGTAAAGGATTTCCAAAAGAGATGGTTGGAGCTTCTTTGGATGTCGGGCCGAGTAAGGCATTCTTAACAACTAATCCAGAATCAGATTTGAAATATGTTGAACATACTGGAAAATCAATCGAAGCTGGAGCTAAAGATATTGAAGATATTGAAATTAAAATGGAGATACTTGGACAGCAACCATTGATGAGAACAGCTCCGCTCAGTACAGCTACGGCAAAACGAATTGATGAAAGTAGAAACATCAGCCAGCTTCAGTCTTGGATAAGAGGTCTTGAGAAAGGATTATTGCAAGTTGTTAAAATGGCTGGCGAATGGCGAAAAATTGATATCCCAGATACTGTAAAGATTGATATCTTCAGTGATTTTGAAGTTGCAATTTACGGAGCAACAGATAAAGAGTTGCTCTTGAAGATACGTACAGAAGGTGAGATTACAAGAGAAACGTTCTTGAGAGAAGAGCAACGTAGAGGCGTTCTTTCTGGTGAGATGGATCCTGAAGCCGAAGCTGAAGCTGCGGAGCAAGAGAACGCAAATGGTTTGAAAGATTTATTTGATGAAGAGCCAGAAGAACCAGAAATCGAGCCAGAAGAAGAGCCAGTAGAGAAAGAAGATGAGGAATAATAACTAATTCAATTTGAAAGGAATTATTATGCCAGCAGAAGCGATTTATGAAAAAGATGCAGCGATTGAATTTATTTATCGTTGCAACGGGGATCCGGCTACTGCAAGTCCAACAGTTAAGGTTTTGAATCCGACAAAAACAGAAGTCCTTCCTGCTCCTACTCTTACGCAAGTTGTAGGAACTCGACTTTGGGGAGGTTCGTTTACTCCAGATGCAGAAGGTGTTTGGACACTTCACGGAGAGGATGTTCACGGTGGAGATATGGCTAAAGATTTTCCGGTTGGAGCTCTTGGTGTGCAATCTGGTATGCAGTTTATAAAAACGGCTGTCATACTAATAGATGGGAAAATCGACATTCTTGATAGTAAGATAGATGATCTGGCTGCAGATGTTGCTGATGCTGGAGGTGCTCATTTTGCTTGATGAGATTCGAACGTCTAAACTACGAGAAAGGATGGCAGAGGTTATTTTATATAACTGAGAGCGGAGAAGCTATTGTTCCTCTGCCATCAGTTCATTGTTATTCTCCAGAAAAAGTAAATACAAATTTCAATAAATTAAAATCGCTTGAGGCTGGAGTTTATTATTTTGATTTTTATTTTAAGCGATTTGGAAAATATGTTTTTGTATGTTTTGAAAATGGTTCACCTTCAATGATAATAGTAGCTACGGTGAAAAGATAAAATAATGGAATCTATAAATAGTAAATTTTCAGTTTAACTAATATTAGTTTGATAAGTGTGATTTTTACTTATCAGTGTTCGAACACAAGTTATAATAAAGAATAAAACAGTTCTTTGAAAAGTGAAAAAGTTTACAGACGTATTAGAGTTGGGAGCGTCTTAATAGTAGGAATACCTGCGTGTTGTAGATTAAGAGCCAAGATTCTCAATTTATAATCTTTTATTTCGTGTTTATGAGCTATAAGCATTTGAATCAGCATACGATGATCTTCTTCTGCCCATTCATTTGATAAATCTAATTCTGTACCTTGTTTATCTAATTCTGTATTTGTAAGAAAACGTAAAGCAAGATAACCTTCTTTATGAAAAAGCCATTTATTATAAGCAATAGTGATTTTGGTTTTATGTGCAACAAGGCTGTGACAAGATTTACATAAAGCTATACCGTTTCTTAAAAGAAATCTAAGTTTAGGAAACCAGCTCCAAGGAAAAATATGGTGGGCTTCTAAATTTATTATTGTTTTACAACGTACACAACATTGATCTCGTCGTATAACAGCTTTTGACCATTTTGTTCGTTTTCGTTGTTCAATTTTTGTTATCATAATTAGTACCTATATAAAGTATAATACATATTTGAGAAAATGCAAATTAAAAATAAAATATTTTTAGTGAAAAAATGCCAACTATAAATGAAAAGCTGCTTGATAGGTATATACGTCACGCAGTTTATATTGAGAGATTCAAAGCTGGAGAAGCTAAAAAGATATCACAGCATTTGAATAAAGAAGTTTTTCCAGAGCTCATTGACAAGTTAACAGGAACAGTAGAAAAATTTATAAGGAAATATCCTGAAGGATTAAGAAAAACTCCTTATATAATTGAGCGTCTAAAACGCTTAACAGCTTCTATAGACAAAATTATCAAAGTAGGGATGATAAAAGCTAAAGAATCAACTGTGGACAGTCTAATGGATTTAACAGAGTGGGAAGCAAAATGGAACAAAGGTATGATTGAGAGAACCGTTCCATTAGATCTTGATATGACAATGCCAAATCCTGAAGTTCTACGGCAAGCTGTTCTAACAACTCCTTTTGAAGGTCATAAACTTGGAACGTGGTTCAATGCTTATAGTAAATCCGTTCGCATAGGAATGATGGGAGCTGTAAAGAAAGGTATTTCTGCTGGTGAGGATCTTCCTACTATTGGTAGACGTCTTCGCAAGGTTACATCTTTGAAACGAAAACAAGCAGAATATATTGCAAGGACTGCTGTTAGTAGTGTTGTAAATAATGCTAAAGAAGCTGTCTTTGCACAAAATAAAGATCTTGTAAAAGAGATTCAATATGTTTCAACTTTGGATACCCAGACTACTTTAATCTGCATAAATTTAGACGGCCAGATATTTGTAGTGGGTAGAGGTCCTCGCCCGCCGATGCACTTCAATTGCAGGAGTACAACGATTCCAGTTATTTCTTCTTGGAAAGAATTTGGAGTTAAGGCTCCTCCACCAGCGACGAGAGCAATGATGACAGGAGCGGTTCCTGAGAAGACAACTTATAAAACGTGGCTTCGCAAGCAGAGTAAAGCAACGCAGATAAAAGTTCTTGGGAAAAGACGTGCGGAATTATATCGTTCAGGTAGAGTAAAAATTGAAAGGTTTGTAGGTAAGGATTATATGCCATTGACGTTGAAACAAATTGCAAGACGTGAGAGTATTGAAATTTAGAAGGGAAATAAAATGCCATACGAAAATTGGCATTCTGCAAGAATAAGACAGCCAGGAAGGTTTGTTAGGATTCGTGTTCTTTGGTCAAAACAAGGGATTATGGCCAGAGGAGGACCTCTGAAATTAAATCCAAGAGGTGGATCTAAGATCCAAGCTATCTGGTTCAAAGCAACGAAGTGGACAGTTGCGGAAGCGAAGAAATGGCTCCGTGAACATAAATATAAGTGGCTTAGATTTGAAAAAGCTATTGGAAAAAAGAAATAAATGAAAATTTATATTTATATAATCTGGTTTCCTACAAGTGAAAAACCTTATAGGTCAGACTAATAATCTTGAAAGAAGAATGTTTACACATCTTGAAGCAGATACTCTTGTAGGAAGAGCTCTTTGGAAATATGATGACTGGCAAGTTTCAAAACTTCATACTTGTAAAACTCGAGATGAGGCCAATAGAATTGAAATAGAATGTATTCGAAATTTTAATTCTATTGCTCCTAATGGCTATAATCTTACAAGAGGTGGAGATGGTGCTAATTATTGGAGTGGAAAGAAACGGCCAGAACATAGTAAGTTTATGCAGAAAAATAAATATAATCGAGATATTAGTGGTGCTAAAAACCCTATGAAGGATCCAAATATAAGTAAAAAATTACAAGGAAATAAAAATGCACAAGGTTGTAAACATTCTAAACAAGCGGGAATTAAAAGGAATATAACATATCTAAAAAATCAATTAGAAAAACTTTTATAGGAGGCTTAAAATGTTAAGTGCAATTTTGGAAAAAGAAAAGTTTGATGAACTCAGTGAGACGGAACAGCAACACTATACTGAGCGGGAAGGTAGATTCTACTTGGATGTAGGAGCCGTTAACGGAATGGCGTTGGAAGATGTTGGCGGTTTGAAAAAAACCGTTGAGAAATTAAGAGGGAATGAAAAGAAGCTTCAAACGGATCTTACAGCTATACAAGAGAGATTTGAAGACATTGATCCAGATGAGGCAAGGACAGCCATAAAGAAATATGATGAGGTCAAAAATTGGGACGGAGACCAAAAAGTTAGAGAAGCGGTGGATGCTTCGAAGAAAGAGTTAGTGAAAGCTCATAAGAAAGAAGTAGAGACTTTGCAAAATGAGCTCGCTGATTCTCAAGATCAGTTGACGGATGCAATCGTCGATACAAAAGTTGTTGAGGCTCTACAAAAAAAAGAAGGGAATGTTGAGCTTCTACTTCCTCACATTAAAAAACACGTGAGGATGGCAAAGAATTCTACAGGGAAATGGATTCCCGAAGTTATAAATGATGCCAATGAGCCAAGAGTTGGGGATAGCGATGGGAATCCTATGACTATCGCCCAATATATTCAAGAAATAAAAATCCAGAAAACTTTTGCTGCTTGTTTTCCAGGTGCTAACTCCACGGGAAGTGGCGGGAGCGGTTCTTCAGAAAGCGGGACGCACAAGAAGACCAGCAAAGGTAAGACCATCTCTGCGTCGGATGGAAAAGCAATGTCTAACAGTGTTGAAGACATTGCTACTGGTAAAACAAAAGTTAATATGCAAAAATAGTTTAACTTTTGTAGATGTAGCACGGGATGTGTGATTCAGCGGGATGCTGTCTTAAGTTTTTAACCATAACTGGATCTAAATTTGGAGATATAAATTATGGCTCTCGATGCTAATGTTTTAGATAACATAGTTCCTAAGATCCTTGCCAGAGCTCTGCTTGTTCTTCGTGCGAGATGTATAATGCCTCGTCTTGTGAACAGCGATTATAGTGCGGATGCGGCAAGAAAAGGAGCTACAATAGACGTGCCGATTCCCGTTGAAGTTGCGACAATGGATGTTGTTCCTGCTTGTGTTAATGCGGCTTGTGACGACAGCGGTTTGGAACCAGGACTTGTTTCCGTTAAGTTGAACAACTGGAAACAGAACAAGCCAATTCATTTAACTGACAAGGATATGGCCGAGATCGATATGAATGAGACTTTCCTTCCTATGCAGTTAGAAGAGGCTATCAAAGGTTTGGCTCGCGATGTAAATCAAGATATTATGCAAGAGTATCTTGGTATCTACGGATATCAAGGAACAGCCGGGACAACTCCATTCGGTACTGGAGTAGGAGTAAGCGACGCAACTGGAGCAAGAAAAATTTTGAATAAGCAACAGTGTCCTCCAAGTGATCGTCGTGGTGTTCTTGATTTCGATGCTGAAGCTGCGGCTCTTGACCTTTCCGCTTTTAGTGATGCAGATAAAATTCTGTCT